TGGTCCCGCTCAAGCTCTGGGCGGCCTGCCACGAGAGATAATATTGCTGCACCTTGGCGTGCGACAGGAAGGTATCGAAAAAGCTGTCGCCGCAGAGCGCAATAAAGCTCACGACCGGATCGGCGCCGAGGGCGGTTTCAGCCAACCGAATCGCCTCGCGGACTTTCACGTCGACATTGGTCGTGCCCGTGGTGAGCGCCATGGCCTGGGTCTGCTGCGAGACGCCGAATTCGGTGAACAGATCGTAGATGACCGTCACACCATCGGCGTCGAGGATCTGTCCCTTGACGGCGCCGATCTTGTGGTATTCGAGTGTCGCCTCGTATCGTTGGCGGGCCTTCAGGAGCTTGCGATTGACCACGCTCTCAACGCTGGCGAGAGCCGCCTGGGGCGTTTGATTAACGGCGTAGGCGCGAAGGTTCTGAACCTCGTCGGCCTGCACCGAGCTCTGAAGCGGCATATGCGGGATTTTGAATGGCCGCATTTTGCGCTTGTCGGACGAGAAGGTATCGCCCGGGGCGCCGCGCTCCGCGACTTTGACCAAGGTCAAGGTCTGTTTATCTTCCTCGATCCAGGCGACCGTTTCGGCGATCCCCTCTTCCTCGAACAGATTGTGCCGACTCAACTGATTGGGCACGTGGTCGAAACTGTTGATCGTCTTGGTGAGCCCGGCCATCGTGAAGGCCGAATCGGCGGCAAATACGTCTAATACATCTGGCATGGAATTTTCTCCTTAAATTGAAATTGTGCCGTTTGTTATTTGCCCCGCACGATAATGCCGAGCGCGGCGAGATCTGCGACGCCGGCATCTTTGTCTCCCTGACTCATGGCAGACTTCCATTGCAGGGTGTCGTAATCGACCTCGCCATAACGCGCGATGATCACTCCCTTTTTGTCCGCACCGCTGGCGTCGACCGCACCGATCAAAACTCCGGCGGCCGCCTGACTGCCGTCGACTGCGGCGTTGTCGTATTCCTTGTATTTGCCGCTCGCGGTGATTTTCCCGACGACGAACATCGCGCCGAGATTTTGCCCGCTGACGACGGTGATCTCTTCGCGAGAGATCGTGCGATTGCCCTCGGAGAGATTGCCCTCGTTCTTGTGGATCGCCTCGGTTTGCACTGGCATAAAAAATTCCTCCTATGGAGACTGTTAAAAATTTATTTTCCGAAAACTATTTTTGCGTTCCGCTTCGCGTAGATCGCCGCCTGATCCAATTCCACCTTTTGTTTTCCCGCTCCCGTCTGCGCCTCGGGGCGCTGTTTGTTGTCGATCTCCGTCGGATCGAGCGCGGCTTTGATCTTGAGCAAGTGATCGCTTACCTCGGCGGGCGTGAGCGCAGCCGCGATGAATTTCGGGGCTCGCTCCGGCATGCCGGCCGCAACGCAACGCGTCCGGATCTCGGCCGCGTGCTCGAAACGTTTCTGCACGTCGGAGAGCCTGGCGCCCTTGGCGAAGAATTCGACGGCCATTTCCGAGAGCCCGTTTTCGTTGCAGAGCTTGACGATCTCGGCGGCCTCCGTGCGGATCGTCTCGGCGTCGGGTTCTACGAGCTCGATCCGGTTCCTCGGATTGTCCGTGGGCTGCGGCGCGGGTGGGAGCGCACCGGCCCCGCTATTTGGAGCGGACGCCGACGGGCTGGAGCCATCGATAGCGAGCGGCTTTAAAGCCTCGGGTAAATTTTTGAAGCGTGCGAGATTCGCGCGCGCGGCCATCTGCACGGCGGCGGTCATTTCATCGGCAAGGCCGGCGTCCAGCGCCTCCTGGGCGCTAAACCAGGTGTCCTCGTTCATCCATTTCTTGACTTCCTTTTCGCCCTTGCCGGTCTTGACCATGTAGGTCGATTGCAGGGCCGCAGCGATCTTTTCGAGCGAGTCGGCCATGTCGCGCATATCCGTCGCGTCGCCGACGACGATCGCGAGCGGATCGTGGATGAACATGAAAGTGTTGGAGGGCATGATCACCTTGTCGCCGGCCATGGCGATGATCGACGCGATCGAGGCCGCGATCCCGTAGACTTCAACGGTCACGTTCGCGGGATGGCGTTTCAGCGCGTTGTAGATGGCGATGCCGTCAAAGACCTCGCCGCCCTCGGAATTGATTCGAACGCGAATTTGAGAAATGGAATCGCCGAGACGTTTCAGATCGGCGATGAAATCTTGCGCCGAGATGCCCCAGAAACCGATCACGTCGAAGATATCGATGAGCGCCTCGCTCTCGCTCTGCGCTTTGATCGAGTACCAAGTTTTCATTTTCACCTCGTTCAAAAAAAAAGGCCGCCACATCCACGCGGGATGGGGCGGCCTCCACTTCTCCGGCCGGCGGAGCGACAAAAATTTGGTTGCGTCTACTTAGATAAATTGACGGGGCGCGTAAAGCTCCTTTTTCCTCTTCTTTGGATGATCATCTCGGATATTTGCGCGGGTCGGTCAGGTCGCTTTCGCTCAACGTCTCGCAATGGATCAATGTTGGCATGCCGGTGCTACGGCCCATGAGGATCTCGAAGCGAACTTTTTTCAAGTTTGAATCGATCTCCCAGGACGGCGCGCGCAGGTTGATTTCGCGCGTGATCGCCTCGTTAATTAGTCGCCCTTTAAGCGGCATTTGCATAATCGTTGTTCCCGTTCTGGGCATCCGGTTTCGGATCCGGCGCTCCGACGGCGGCCGGCCCGCTGCCGTAATCCTCGGAGAGCCCCATTTGTTTCGATCGCGCGGCGTCCTCTTTGCGCTCCTGATCCACGTCGCGCACGTCGATGCCCTGATCAGCCAATTCCCGTTTGCGGCTCGTTAGACCCGCCTTCAATCGCACGACCGCGGCGTTGGCGTCCTGGAGCTCGTGGAGATAGGGCCAGCCCTCCGGATGGCAACTGACGGCGCTATAGGCCTCGCGCTCCGCGGCGAAATCCGCCGGCGCTTTGAGGGCGCCGCTCATCACCGCGTAATCGATGAAATCCTGCCAGATCGGCATGCACACCTGCGGGATCGTCAAAAGCCAGCGATCCTGTTCGATGATCCGGTGATATTCGGCGAGAACCACGCGGAGCGTCCGATCGTTGAGCTTGGAGAAATCCCACGAGATGAATTCATAGGGCACGTCCTGGCCGGCGCCGATCCCGAGGAGCTGTTGACGGACGAAATCGGCATAGCCGGCGCCGCTCGTGTCGCCGTCGAAGAGCTTGATCTCTTCGCCCGGCAGCATCGTGAAGAACGATCCGGCCTGGATCTCGTCGACGGGCACGCCGTCGGCGTCGAGCTCCTTGGGCAGCCCGGTCAATGCGCTGATCTCGTCGTCGCCCTCGTATTTGGGCCGCGTGATCGCGCCGGTGTAGGCCGCGCGGTTCTTTTTGCGGACGAGTTCGGCGTCGTCGTACTCGTCGAAATCCTTCGCCTTGATCATCGCCTGCACAACGGCTGGAATGCCGCGGATCTGTCCCGCGCGGAGCGGATCGTAATGATGGATGATCATCTCTGCCGGGATCGCGCTCAATTGCTGAAGGCTCCCGCTGCTCGAATAGATCGCGTCGCCTGGATGGGCTCGATACATCCAATAGACGGTGCGCCGGCCGATCGCGTTGAAACCGATGCCCGCATAAACGCGCTCGCCGTTGAAAGTAAGATTGTAATTGACGGGGCAGAATTCCGGTTCGAGCAATTGATACTGAATCGGCACCGGGAGACCGTCGCTCAACAGACGCGGCCGGCGGCGAATGAAGATCTCGCCCGCTTCGCGGCGCGTGCGCACGATCAAGCGGAGCATGCCGTTGAAATCATAAACCCCGTCGGCGTCCATGTATTTGATCTGGCGGTTCCAGAGCTCGTCGGCGCGTTTCCGGAATTCCTCATCGGGCGCGGCAGATTTGATCGTGATGCCGCAACCAATCTCGTTCGCCTCCCACGATTTTATGCCGCGCGAAATCCAGGGATTGTTTCTCACCTGATCGCGCGCGCGGTTCCGAATCGTTTCGAGATTGTTGAGCACGGCGGCGTTCGGTCCATGGGCGGCCGGCATCCAGCGCGACAGGCGCCGCCCGGTCGCTCCGGATTCGTAGGCGTTGCGGACCGAATAGCTCACGGATTTGTAGATGAATCGGGCGGCGAGTCTCTTCAGGCCGGTGAACATGCGCCGTCTTAGATAAATCGACGGGGCACGTCAAGCCTCCAAATTCCCGGCTAAGAATTCGGCCAGGCATGAAGCGCGATTCCGTAGGATTTGGCAGACACAATACAAATGAGTTCACAACTAATTGTTCGGAAATACAGCTTGGAATGTAGATTGCGTCTCGTTTTTTCCGCTGCTTGCGAGGGTGCATCATGATCGATTTTTCACCATCTCGTTACGGCCCCTCCTACAGAACGCCAAGATTTGCAGCGAGTGTATCGCTCGAAATCAACTATAGCTTTGGTCAATCGAGTACGACACCGGGAGTTGTTTCACTGGTGCTGATTATGGAGTCGGCATATCGGAATCGCATGCCTCCTCCTTGTAGGAAGCGGCCCGTCTCTGGAATCCGTATGCCGACTCCACCAAGTTTTTCGTCATCGCGAAGCCTCTGGGTTTTATTGTTTCGTGCCAGTCTAGACAAAGGCCGACATCCGGACGATACAGCAGGAGCTTGCTATGGACGAGTGCCGCAATCGAGAGATTTATCGACAATCGTTGAAAGTGAACCGTGATGCCTTCGCTGATGGCGAATACGGCATCGCCTATCATGCACTTTTGCTTGCTTTAGAGTGCGCACAAAAGCTTCCCGATCTGGAGCATGTTAGCGAGGTCATACGCCTCGCCGATAAACAATCAAGATTTATTGACGATCACCACCCCGAACATATCTATTCGAGCAAAGCTGCCAGCCAGCGCGGCAATATGGGTCTTTTTCAAACAGCAGCGCAGAAGGCACGCATTCTAATGCAAGCAATGAAGAATTGGAATGCGGAGGAACAAACTACTAGCAAGTAATCATAATAACCTACTTCACTTGGGATCAATTGGCTCTGTTAAAAGCCAATCACGATTCGTTCTCCGAGTGCCGATGCTAGCAATTCTACGTCGAGGGCGCGATTCCATGCGACGTTACCAATCATTACCCACCGAAGGCGCCGCTTTCACCCATATTGCCGCTTGCTCTTCTGTCTTAAATAGCCTCATTTTGTTGTAAGCGTTTTACGCATTATCTAGATTTGTTTTTGTGATGCGGTTGCAAGGCTTGAACGCTTGATTCGTGCCCGCAAGCAATAACACACTCGCGGCTGCCAACCACTATCGCTCCCACAAGTCGCCGCGACTTTGGCCACAGCAATCGTGGCATACGAGACCAAGAACTCGGCAGGAGTCCGGCTGATTGACGAGCCGGTGATCAACCGGTGCTGGTTCTGGTGGTAGTCACTTCCCTTTTGGGGCCGCTTCTTACAGAGCACTTTGGCCGACAACGCCTCGCTGAGCAAAAAGCCGAAGCCAAGCTGTCGTCGTCCTGCCACAGACCACCAATCAGGCTATCGGAGAAGTAGCCAATCCGGATGCCACTGGCTGACCGAAGTAAGTGGCCACGTTTTGCAGCTCCTGAAATGCTCATTCTGCGGGAGAAAAACAATTCTCGTGGATGGTCGGCTGTGGTTCTCAAAAGCGCGTGACGTAGCAGAATTTAACCAGCGCCGAACACGCGCTAAAGCGGCCGCTGCTCGCCAGTTGCCGGTTTGAAAAACTGTAGGGAACTCTCATTGGGCAACGCGCCTATTACGTTGCCGTGTCGTACGCTGAGTACCTTGGGAAGCAACTTCACGTCGT